TCGACCAGCATCCAACAATGAATTAAACCGCGTAATAACCGCAGGATCTAAACCTAGACCTTCAAATGGCCCACCTACACCGTGTGCGCGATCTGTTTCACGTTGCTGAGCAAGCTGTTTAGCTCGATTTTCTTCCTCAATCTGAGCAAGTGTTGCACCTCCAGATGCTTGGAAAGTTGCAGTATTAGCTGTACTAAGACCTAGTCGTCTGTCCAACTCAACTTCGTCAAATGGAGTTCTTGCTGCTCCAAGAAGACGAACAGCCGCATCTCGTCCCTTTGCTCCTACAAACCGCTGAAGCCGGACATTTGCAGCCCGGCCTCCGCCAAAAATTTGATTCGCTATAGTTCTGTCTTGTGTAGAGAAACTCGTAGCCATTAGACTCCTCCAGTTGTATACAGAGTTTCTTTACCAATAGGCTTAAACATAAGATCAACTCGCCGTATAGTAAAAGGTTCTGACGCATTTGCGTTCAGATACTTCAGTTGAGTGAATGGATCATAACCATAGAGATCAGTGTCGATAAACGAACCCCAATCAGATCCCCGGATAGTGGATGAACCAATCACAAACTCTGTAACAAGTGCGTCAGTAGGATCACCTACATCGAATTCATTGACACGTGAAGGAATCCCAGGACCACGTTGCTGCACTAGTACATTTAAGTTTTCATTCTCAGAATTAAACTGATGGCGAGCATAAAGCCACCTAACGCTGTCAGCCGCAGAAAGTGGAGGTGTTGCACCTGTATGGAAATACGCGTTAATAGCTGCCGTATCATCCACAGTTCCTGTATCATGCTGCCATGCGAAACCATCATCGTATCCTCCATAATATAATTTATTATCGAAGTACGCAGAAGCGTTTCTCGTGAATCCATTATGTGGACCTGCCCACGAACCTAATTGCTCATTCCAGATCATCACATGGTTCATATCTGTTTGTGCTACACCATATGGAATAGCAAACTGAACTTGACGTTTGTGGGGCACATAAATTGCATGAGATTCACTAAGACGTGATTTTCTTACAGTATCCCAATACCGTTCACCATCTAATGCATGGGAAATTTTCTCTGGTTGGTTAGCGCCATCCCACCGATAAATACCTTCTTCTCGCATAAAGTACATAAGCCCGACTTCGCTAACTACAACCGAGCGTCGAGCAACTGTACCTCTATCTGCGCGTCTTTGGCGACTATAAGGTTGATCAGTATTATTTGTTGGAAAAAGTCCCCAAATAGCATTCTCAGTAAGTACAGCGAGAAAACTCTTCATAGCTACAAGAGCAACTACGCGCTCGTCAAACTGATAAAAATCGTTAGCTCCCCATGTTGTTATATCTGTTTGGCTGCTATACCAGACGCGGTCTTCACCGCTGGAGAGGTCTCCGAACCAAGCTCTGTTGTCGAACCAAGCGGCTGTTCCTGCTGAAGTAAATCGAGAATCAACATCTGCAGTCGCTTGATTTCCGCCAGAGGCAGCCCACGAGAGTGCAGGATCATTGCCGTTTCCATTGCATGACAAAAGAGTTCCGCCACAATTTGCTGCGATCCAGGTTTTGTCATCTCCAGCAGTAATTGTAGCTGATCCTGAACGGTCAGCAGGAGTTCCTCCAAGGTTTTCGTAGAATTTATTGCCAAAAAACCCCCATGTAACAGATGACGAAGCTGAAAAACGTTGCTTACCTAAACCTGTGCAAGTTGCCGCAGAATTCAAATCCGAAGAATTAAGTTTAGCTGTACCGTTTCGTTTAGATAACTCACCATACAAACCTACATCCATATTCTGCATCTCAAACAGTTGATCCACTTCGAGGTCAATTGCTGGGCGCGAATAATCTACCCCACCTCTCCACGGACCAAAAGTTACACGATCGGCTCGAATTGGCATTAGCTAAGCACCGGTGGATTATAGAACTCGAAACGACCTAGAGTATCGGAAGGTCTGCCAAGCCGCACTCGTTGGTTAGCAAACGCACGACCTTCAACTGTTAGGGCTGTATCAATCGTATTATCTTTATTTCTGCGCTCTCGATCCTCGCCTTCGTAGTCGCCTTTTTCTGCATGATACATCTGCGACACGCCGTAAATAAGTGCGTGCTGAACCCACACTGGCATATAAATAGCAAGATCCGTAGAATCTGCAATAGTAGACGAAGCTCCATCAACTGTAAATAGCGGCAAAACCTTATGATAACGATAAGTAATAGTAGTAGCTGAATCATTTGGTGTTGGATGCATCATAACTTCCCAATATCCAGTAGTAGAATTAAGTCCTATTGGAATAACAGTATCTGGATCACCGCTGTCTGATTGGTCAGCATCTACAGAATCAAGCCATGTTGAAATTTGTATTGCCATGGTAATGTTATTTGTTACATTTCGAAATCCAATCGGCGCATAAACATCGGCCGCTAACGAATACGTCTTTGTTCCACTAGTTGTCGTAATGCTTGCTTCAGTCTCAGACCACTGCCACTCTGTACTGGCACCAATCTCAGCCATCTGAATATTCATATAATCACGAGCATTGTCAGTAAAGGCTGTACTAGCGATAGTCAACCCTGCTCGTCTTAATGCAATAGTCATGATGTCTGTGGGTGTCACGGTAGTGCTCCTATTCGGATGCTAAAAGTGCAATCGACTCAAGGTCGTCGTCAATATCCATAGATGAAGATGAAAAAGTTCTTCCCTCCTGCCATGCCGCGTGCCATGCAGCAACTGCCTCATCACCCCGTTCCATAATACCTTCTGGGGGTACAGGCAAAAAATTCTCTGCCGCATGTACAGCTTCACCTTCAGATCGCATAGTTTCTAAATGGTTTCTATTTCTACTTGCTTTCGGAGTTTTCTTACGAATCCCAGGAATTTTAAGGGCTTTAGCAATGGCATTTTTTGTGGTTTCATCTGCCGTCATCAGCAGCTTAGCCAGATCTCGTGCAGTCACAGGTTTCTCGCCACCAGCTACAGGTGTAGCAGGAACATCAACTTTAACCTGTGCGGGAGGAGCAGCCTTTGGAGTTTCAGGCAACTCGTGTCCCATGGATTTAGCGTTCATCGACTATCCTTTAATTTGTGAATGAGGAGAGAGCAGAAAATTTTCACTTCCCACCCTCTCCCCAGATAACTAGGCTACCAGACCCTGAATCATCCACTGGACATGACCAGTGTTATCAGGAGCAAAGACAGCATAGCCAACTGCAGGTTCAGTGTATGCATCCTGCAACTGAACTGCACCAGCAACGCCATCAGAGAGCGTAAGCTGATCACCGATAGCAATTGTGCCGTCAGCAATCGACGTAGCGATACCCGCTGTCTGGAACCAACCATAATAAGCATCTGTGAATGCAATCGGAGTTACACCCGATACCATATAATCAGTAGCCGCGGTAGCTCCAACTAGCTCTGTCCACAGATTGCCGGTAATCGCGATATCCGAAGAAGTGGTAACCGCGACTACCAGACCATCATACAAGTGAAAATCAACCTTGCCAGAAGTCGTATAATCAGTTGCACTATTCGACTCAATGCGATACTGATGACCTTCGCCAGCATCATCTGTAAGCGCAATCAAACCACCAGCATACTGGTTCTTTGATACACCAGAGAGGGTAGCCTGAAAGGCTTTTGATCCTGCAGAGATAGAAAAATCACCTGCAGCCGCAATGATCACATCATCAGTTTCAGCCAAACAAGTCGCAGAAACATCCTGCGAGACTAGAAGTCCTGCACCAATAGCTGCACCTGTCTGACCATACCGAAAACAACGTCCATCCGCCAACTCGATCTTCTCACCAATGCGATGCTTTGCAGTAGAAGACTCCTCATAAATTCCCTGAGAAGCCTTGTTGCCAGTTACATTAGCAGCCTGAGAAATCTTATTGCTGACGAAATTGTGGTTTACGAGAGACATCGTAACATCCTTTCCTCGGGATCAACCGAGATTACAAGCGGGGTCAGCCGCCATTAGGTCAGAGTAGTTGCAACACCATTCCGACGAGGATTGTTGATGGTCAGCTGAGCACCAACAACAATAAATGCTACCTTCGCGAACTGATTGTGCGGCTCCTTAAACGGAGTCTTAGCGAAGTTAAGGCCCTTCTGAATCTTCAACTTCATCGTGTTCGGATTGATCATGTACATATGCTGACTAGGACAATCACGATCGTAGAACACATTGGCGCCGCGGAAGTTGACCGTACTTGCATCAACCTTCGCAGTACCACTGCCACTCGTTAGTCGCGCATAGCCCGACGACTCAAAAACTGCCTCGAGGTCACCAAAAACCGTGAGCGTCGTAACGATGCCCTTAGGCGTGGTATTGCCTTCAGAGCAATTATTCCACAAAGTACCCATACGAGACACGCCATCGTAAATACTGCCGGTAGCATTATCCACGTTGGTAGAAGTGGCATCAGAGATGTTTCTCCACCAAGTTTCGTTCGCACGGTTGATTCCGCCAACAGTTCCGGAAGTCGGAGTATCTGCAACGAGATCCTGTAGACCAAGAATAGCCTGGCCTGACTGAGCAGAGAAGATCGCGGCACTCATCGTATCGCGAATCGTCATCATAGACTGCTTAGTCTTGGCCTCAAGCATCTTAACGGCCTTATCAGTGGTACGATTTTCCATTTCTTCCGTCATGGAGATCGTAATAGGTACAGCCAGATACCGCCAGGGGAAGAAAGCCGCAGTGATACCATCCACTGCGTCCGTATTCACCTCGTCGTATCCGTTGAACCAACCACCTGTATTCTTGCCATACATCACATCTTCCTGGATTTCCTTACCTCCACCCTCGGTCTCAAGGGCATTGGCGCGAAGCCAGGCTAGAAAGGGATACTCATCAAAAATCGTATCGGTGAGTCTTTTGCGCTTGACTCGC